GTTCTCCCCCGCAAAGCGCATCTGCCGCGCCCGACTGCACTTCGCATGACTGCCCGTGGCGCGAGACTTGCCGCACTCGGTGCATTTGGTTTTGGTGACGTACCAGGGCGATGGCGCTGGCTGCTGGAACATGGATGGGCGGCGGGTCATTGGTGAACCTCGCGCCGATACACTCGCTCCATGATTCGAGGCTCGCCCTTGATCCAGAACTCACCAATCCAAGGCTGAGCCGGACCAGGACCAACAAGGCACCATAGGCCTCCGCGCAGGCTGCGCCACCAGAGGCACCGACCCAGAAAGTTATCCAGAATATTCATGCTGTCGCTCTCTTCAGTTCACGGGCCAGCGCCCGGTAGTGGGCCTTGATGGCTTTCAGGTCTTCGATGGTGTAGCGCTTGGGCTTGCATGGGCCAAGGAGAGTCTCGACCGCCTCAGCGCCTATTCGGCGGATCAGCTCGGGAGTGAACCCGAGGATGTTCCCGCTCAGGTGGTTATTGCAGACCGAGCAAGCCTTATGCACGTTGGCCGGGTTAAATCGGTGTTCTGGTGATGATCCAACGCTTCGGAAGTGCGAGGCGTGCCATTGGCCAGACCATGCGGACGGCTTATCACAGCTCACGCACCCCAGCGCGGCGTCACGTAAGCGTACCCAGGCATTGAAACTGGCTTGGGCCTCACGCATGTACTGACCCTTCGGCTTAACGCGCTCCTTGGCGGCCCTCAGCTCCTTCCGCCCTACGTCGACCAAAGCCTTGCGCGCCTTCTCCTGGTTCACGTCCTTGATGGCCAGGCCGCAGGCGTAGTTGCAGACGGCTTGACCGAGGCGCTGCGGGACGAACGAGGCCTTGCATGCTGGGTTTTTGCAGGTCTTGGGCTTGGGCGCCTTCTTCTCCATGGCTACACGCAAGGTTCGGCCTCCTTGGACTTCTGCTGCTCTGGCGCGAAGTCGCCACGAAGAGGAATAAGATGCTGCGGAGCGCACAACCCCCAATCACCCTGATCTATCGTTTCGTCCTCAAACCACCGATAAAGACCATCGCCGCGAACAATCCAGACCGGAACGTCTGCGTGTTGGTACGTGATTCCATTCGGCGCCACATAGATCTCTTCAGGCTGGATGAACTGGACAAGCTCACACTGCTTGCCGATGTTTTGAACCATGGTGAACGCGCCAACGATCAGTGCCAGATCGCCCGACTTGAATTGATGGCTCATCAGTACCTTCCTCCCCAGTTATCCCGCTGCGTCCATCGCACTTGGTGCTCAGCGCCGAAAGCCGTAATCCATTCGATCAACGATGCGCACTTCTTGATGCCCAGCTTCGACGTGCGCTCGTAGATCACGTCAAAGCCATTGCCATCGAGCGCCGGGATCATCGTTGCGTTCTCGCCTTCCTCGCGCAGCCATGCGGCCGTGCACAGGCGCTTCCAGATCAGGACGTTCCACTTCTTGCCGGCGTGCTCTACCTGCTTGGCGATATCGCTCAACATGGCGTGCAGCTTGGCGTTCTGCTCAGATGACCGGTCCTCGTCGGATATGGCGAGTTTCTTGGGGCTGGCCAGGTCCAGTCCGGACAGGTAGCCAATTGCGCGAGCCCTGTCCGCCTCATTGCGGATAACTTGCTCAGCCATGCCTGAACGCCTCGTCAAACTTGCGCTTTTGGCGCTGAGCCCGGCCGATCAGATGGCCAAGCGGGAGCTGGATTGCCAGCCAGATAGCTAGCCCGATCATGAGTTGATTGCCTCCACTGCCAGCATTTCCAGGGCTTGAGCCTCTTCCTGGAAATGGTCCTCGGAGTACATCACCGAATCACCCTGAGCCTCGCGCTGTTGGTTTGACGCACGCATACCCTCGACGCGGGCTTGGCAGGCGTAGATTTGAGCCAGGATTCGCAGCTGTTGGTTATTCATCTTCGCCACCCTTCGCAGCCTGATCCCGGTCATAGTCCTGATCGCCGCGCTCAACGCATACGCCGTGGCAGTAGGGCTGATCGCATTCGATGCAGGTCTTTTGCTTGGCCTTGTTGCCGTCGCCCATCGACATGAACGCCTCAACCTCGGCGGCGGACAGCGGCACATATGGCAACTCAGCCACCGCAGCAAACGGATCTTTCTCGGCCGGCGGATTCATCACCCCGGCCTCGACAGCCCGCTCGATCACGCTCGGCCCGCACTCAGGGCAGTCATGGGCGCTGTCTTCGGTTTCGATGTGGCCCCAGTCGCCGCAGGATTCGCATTTGGCGGTATCGACTGGCTCATCGGCAGCCTCAAATGCAGCGAAGCTGACAAAGTCGAAACCCCAGCCCGGCGCGATCTCACAGCGGCCAAATTCGTCGTACTGGCCTTTCTCGTAGAAGAAGTCGAAGGTGTAGATGCCGTCGCCTTGCTCAAGCTCATCCGGCAGGTTCTCGCGGAAGTCGCGCTGAGCCGCCTCAAGCTGCTCGACACAGATGCGACCGCGCACGGCGCAGATGAATGGATCGTCGCCCTTCTGGAAAAACACCTCAGCGAGCACGTTGCGCTTGCCGTCGGCGGAAAAGGCAGCCAGCCCATCCCGGAAACCGTCAGCCGCAGCGGTGGTCATGTCGACGGCGGTGTATGCAGACTCACCATGAGCACGCGACTCACCGTCAGCACCGTGAGTACCATTATCACCATCCCACTCCAGCGCGCCGGGGATGGTCAGGTGGGCGGCGGGTTGTGGCGCTGCATTGGCTTGGCCATCTTTCCAAGCCGAGCCCAGCGACTGGATGGCGTAGCTGCTCATTTCGCCCGGGAAATGCTCGTCGCGGAATTTGGTGAACGCTTTCTGATCGCTCGGCGTCCAGTTTTCCAGCAGGCTTTCAACCGATGGCGGCACTGGCGCGGCGTCGAGCATGGCTGTGTAGGCCGCGATGATCTCAGCCGAGATTGCACCATGCCCAATTGTCACATCAACATCGCCATCGAATCCGAGAGCGGCGACCATTTCCATGGTCGGCTCAACCGGTACAAACTTCCATTCTGTAGCGCTCATGATTTCACCCCGTATCGAACAAGACATTCCAGCGCGTACTGCGCCGGGTAGGACCACTTGATCTTGCCGCCGAGCCAGTCGCCGATCGTTCGGTGACCGACGCCCAATGCCGCGGCTGCTTCCTTCTGCGTCATCCCGGACGATGCGATCAGCTGCCTGATATGCGCCGGGTCACTGCTTAACTTGCTTGGGTCCAGCTTCATCATTGCCCCTCGGGCCAGTTATTTTTGATTCGTTCCTTTGCGTACGGGCTGAGCCGGCTGTAGGCGTTGACCGTGCCGCAACCCGGCATAGTCCCCTCCAGCTCGATGCAGGCCCGGACATCGCAAGCTCTGGAGCAGACGAAGCCGCCGTAATGGCACTTCTTCGCCTCTTTGCCGGTACTGAGGCTGTAGGCATTTCCACCCTTGTAGTACGGCTGGCCGCGCAGCTGAGCTCGGCACCCTCGGCAAACTGCAGTTTCTTCACTCATGTCGATCACCCCTGATCCGTTTACTTTTTGGTCCCTTCGTAGGGACCGTAGAGGGACTATATGCGATGCTCGCGAATAAGCAAAGCGATTTCCGCACGAGCATGTATCCTGTGAGTCAAATACTCACTGTGAGCGACGTACTCATGAAGAAGATCGGGCTGATCAATCAGAAAGGCGGGGCCGGCAAGTCGACAAGCTGCGTCGTCTTGGCCGGGGCACTGGCGCAAAAGTACCGGGTCGCACTGGTCGACCTCGACCCCCAAGGCAGCCTTGAGCGCTGGAACGGGATGGCAAAGCTGCCCGCTACGCTAGAGATTTTCGCCGCCGACAGCATTGCTGACCTGAAGCGGCTTAAGGGGTTTGACTACGCGGTAATTGATACGAAGGGAGAGCTGTCGGCCGATGCGCTGCCGGCGCTGGACATGGCCCTGCTGCCGTGCATCCCGAGCCTATTCGACATTTGGTCCTCGGCTGACACCATCGAATTGCTGAAGGCGCACCAGGCGCATCGCCCGTCGCTCATTGTCGCGCTGTTCGTCAACCGCCTGGCCGAGCGTACGCGACTGGGTAAGCAGATCTCTGGAGCGCTTGGCGGGTATGGCCTGCCTCTTCTGAAAACCCCACTTCGCGACCGGATCGCCTACCCGACCTGTATCGCAGAAGGAAAGACCCCGACAAGTAGCGGCTACAGCGGCATCCGACTGGAGTCACTACTCTTTGCCAAGGCTGTTACGAGAATGCTGGAGGCCTGATATGGACCTGCTCACAACCGCAAAAAGCAACGTGGCCAACAGGGCGCCGAAGATCCTGGCCCAGGCAAGCAAGCCTGTCGCCGAAGAGAAGCGCCTGAACGTGCGCCTCGATGCGGAGAAACACGAACGGTTCCGCCGGGCCTGCATGCGCAACGAGTCGGACATGACGACGGTGATTCAAGAGTTTATCGACCAGTACATCGCGAAGTACTCACGGTGATGACTGGCATCACCGCACTCACAACCAGAAAGGGGTCACGCCATGAGCACCACTGAAAACCCGTTCACCGCTCACCGCCACAAGCTGATCGGGGCTGACTACTCGGCCGCCTTGAGCCTTCAGTCGTTCGTCCTGTCTCTGTACAACGGCGAAACTTGGAAATTCCGCGGGGACAGCCTGAGCAACTTCGATGGCGAGCACCTTGAAGCCTTCTGCCAGATGGCGCGCTGGTATAACCGCCACACCGAGAACTGCCCGATATTCATGTCGACGTGCCGGGAAATGATCGCCGAGCGCCGCGAACATGCGGCCTACAACCTGGGCGAACTGGAGAAACTACGGGCGACCGATCCGAAGGACTTCGACGGCACCCCATCAGATCTTTACTACCTCATCGAGCAGCGCGAAAAGCGCTACGAACTCGACAAGGCCCGATACCTGATTGACCGGGACGACTGAGCAAGGCAGGGCGCACGGTGAGTATGTGACTCACTGTGCGCCTTGTACTCGTAGGGTTACTTGCTCTCCCGCAGAGGCTTGAATGCTTCAGCGGCCGCATTACGACGATCAACGTCGACAACGCCACGACCAGCGCACAAGTCACACCAGCGGCGCTCAAGGTCGTAGCCGCGACATTTCGGGCAAGGTCGAAATATGCTCACGACTACTCCCCCTTGCCCATAGCGACATCGATCCGATAATCAGCGATCTCGCCGAAGCTGATGAAGTCGTGACCTTCGAGCACCAGGCCAGCCTTGCGCAGATGCTGATAGCGTTCGGCGTTTTTGCGCATCGGTTCATATTCGCGCATAAGCGCCTTGTTCTGCTTCTCCAGGGCGACGACCTGCTCGTCGTTGTATTCAAGCTGCCCGGTCAGCTCCTCGACCTCGGCCTTGAGCTGATCCCGCTGCTGGGCGACGTTTTCCATTCCGGCCTTGTAGGTCATCGCATCGCCTTCGGCAGTCCGCAGGCGTTCGACCTCGGCGAGCAGGGCTAGGACTGTCGAGGGGTTGGCGGCGGCGATGAACTCCTCATCACCACGCGAGCAGTCAGCGATGGAGTTCCCTCGCAAGGTGCTTACCCAGTTTCCGCTGGACACCCAAGGCCCGGCGGTTGCCGCTTCGGCCAGTTCCTGCAATTTCGAATAATCACTCATCCCATCACCCCTATATCCCGTTGATCCTGCCTGACATCGCGCCAGGCAGGTTCTATTCCGTTTTGCGAGCATTGACCGCGATGGCTTATCCACACGTGGCTAGGCGGCCTCAAGCTGCCTTAGAAATTCACCTTCACAACGTTGCTGTTATCGCGGCAATGGTTGGCCAGCGGAACAAACCTTGAGCGGTCGCCTTGGAAAACGGTCGGGACAATGCCGATCTCACCGTCGCGATTCTTGCGAATCAGTATCTCGCCAATGCCCTTGTCTTGGGTGTTTGGGTGATACACCTCGTCGCGATACACGAACATCACGATATCGGCATCCTGCTCAATTGCCCCCGACTCGCGCAGGTCGCTCAGCACCGGGCGCTTGTCTGGCCGACCCTCACAACCCCGATTGAGCTGGGACAGGATGATCACCGGACAATCCAGCTCGCGAGCCAGCAGCTTGATCTGGCGCGACATGGCGGTCACGTCTTCGGTTCGCCCCTTCCCTTCGCCCTCAACAAGCCCGAGATAGTCGACGACCACAAGCCCCATCCCACCCATGCGGTGCGACTGGCGGCGAGCAATCGACCGAACGCGAGGCATAGTCATGACCGGAACGTCAGAAACGGCTATCGGCGCATCGCGCAACTTCATAGCCGCCATCGAAAGCTGGGCGCTGTAGTCGCTGCTGCATTCACCAGTCTTCAGGGATGGGAGCGGAATCCCGCCAACAGCCGCAAGGAGGCGATCCATCAGCTGTTTCTTGCTCATTTCCAGGCTGATAACCAGCACCGGCTTTTTCTGGTTGATCGCTACGTCAGCGGCGATATTCATCGCAAGCGTGGTCTTGCCCATGGCTGGGCGTCCGGCAATGACGATCATCTGCCCAGGCTTCAAGCCTTGAGTGTATTCGTCCAGATCAGGAATACCCGAGCCAAGCCCATCGATAGTTACCCCGGCGACGAACTTGTCGTGCCGCTCCTGAAGCACTTCGATGTGCTCGGCCAGGATGTCACCGATCATCTGGCACTCACCATCGCTGCCGCTGGCATCTAGGCCAAGGATGATCGACTGCGCTTGTGAGATTTTATCCTCGATGCTGGCCTCTTCATGCGCCACCTCGTTGATTCGTGAAGCGGCAGCCGCCATCAGACGGCAAACAGCACGCTCACGAATGATCCTGGCGTAGACCTGTGCGTTGGCCACGCTTGGAGTGTTGGATTGAATCTCAGCGGCATAGGCCATAACGCGAACGCCACTGGACAGCTCGGCACGGCGATCATTCAGGGTAACAATGTCGATTGGCTGGCCGTCGGCGTGCATTTCCAGGATGAGTCGATACAGCTCGGCGTTGTCCCCCCAGGAGAACGCATCAGGCGACAGGTCATCACTCAGCACATCGATCAGGTGCGGCTGGCAAAGCATGGCGCCAATAACGCCGTGTTCAGCCTCAAGGCTATGAAGGTCCATCATTGCGCTGCCTCCGAGATCTCGCGAAAGACTGAACGACTGACCAGAGCCTCAAGACGCGGGGCAACATTGGAGCCGCGGAAAAAAACCTGATTCCGGTTGTTGGCCTTCTGGAAGAACGGAAGCCAGAAGTCTTTCCCGCTCTGGTGGGCAGGCGATTCATTCCACCGCTCAACGATCATCGAGCGCAGGATCTTATCGCCGGCAACGGTCACGGCGGGCA